CCTTGGAAAGTTTGCTTTTTAATTATAGCTATTTGAGCCATACCCATAGCAATAGTCATAGCAGCTAGTACTGGTCCTATGATGCCTCCCATTTCCATACTTCTGGCAGCACCAAGTGCTGTACTGATAACTGCTTGAGCTATGTCCATTTTCTTCTTCTGTTCAAAGGCTTTCCTTTGAATCATTTCTTTTTTCTTTTCCATGTTGGCAATCAAAGCAATAGATTCTTTTGATTTTCCATCTCTTTTCTTTTCAGCTTCTATTTGATTGTCTATTTCAGATACTTGAGCTTTTGTGTTCTGTTGTTGTAGTCCTGAAATTACTCCAATAGCTTGAGAAGCTGCTTCAGCTGCTGCCATCATTCCACCACCGCCGTCTTTAAATGCTGAGCCAATATCCATAAAGGCTTGTCCAAGACTTAGTATGCCTTCTTGAGCCATTGCTATTAATTCGCCTTCTGGTCCTAACTCTTTTAAAGCTTCTCTCATTGGAGATAGAGCATCATTCATACCTGACATCATTTCTGGGTCAAATAGTGACTTACCTTTTAATCCGCCTTCGTCTATGGCTGTTTTTAATACTGCCATAGCTTCTGTTGTTTTTACGGATTGTAAATCCATGTTCTTTAAGCCTTCTTCACTTAGGCCTAGTAGTTTTTGCTCAACTTCTAATGTATCTGTTTTTTGTTGAAGAACGTCAGCTTGAATCCCTGAGAGTTCTTCCATACCTGTTTTAATTCTATCTATTAGGTCAGTATCTGTTATTCCTGCTGCTACTAGTCTTGCTTCCGTTATAAGAAGTTCAATTTCTAATCTCTTGCCATGTATTCTGGCTTCTTCTTTTGCTTGCTCTATAGCATTCTTTTTCGCAGTAATTTGTGCTTTTAACATCTCAGCAGGAGTCTGTCTTGTTCCTTCTCCTCTACCAGCTGCTGCTAGCATTTGAGTTGCTTTTAGCTCGGCTGCTTTTGAAGTAGCCAATGCTTTAGATGCCTGTAACTGTTTAACAGCTATGTTTAATGTTTGTTGGTCTAGTAATGATTGTCTTTCTGTAGTGCCTATAATTTTTTCTTTTTCTTTTCCTAAAGCACCTTGTAGTTCGTACATAGTAGCTAACTTACCTTGCTCTTCAGCAGATAAGGCAGCTAAGCCTCCTTCTTGTGCGGCTTTTTCTATTATTAAAGCATTATTTTGTTGTTGTAAAGATAGCTCATCTTCCATTCTACTTATATTAATGTTTGCTTGGTCATTTGATAAGTCAACAGCTGCACCGGTAGCTGCTAAGTTAAGTTTTGCGAATTTTTTAACGGCAGTTTCTTGTTGTTTTAATATATCAAGTCTGCTTTTATCCATTATCTGAGCTAATTCAATCTTTTTAACTAAATCATTGTATGCGTTTGATGCTGTTTTTATTTGCCCAGCATAGAACTTACTACCAGCTCCTAACATAAACTGCTGTTTAGTTAGTGTTCCACCAGCAGAAATAGCATCTGCTTGAGCTTTTGCATACTCAGCGTTAAACTCACCCTGAGCTTTCTTAGTGAGCTGTATGCCATTAAGTATTCCAGTTCTTAAAGTTATATTTGCTTTTGCAAATTCTATTTCTAAAGCTTCGATTCCTTGTCCTGTACTAAGCTCATTCATCTGTTTTACTAATCCACCGATTGTACCAGAGAAAGAAGATATAGCTCCTTTTTTAGTAAATTTATTATAAAATTCTTGTACTTGTTCTGAAGAGTTCTTAAATCCTTCTCTCAATTCTTCTATAGCATCTTTTTGTTTTATTGTTGTTACAGTTCCTTCTTGCATAGCAGAATTTAAAAGTCCAGACATTTCACTAGTCTGTAGTATCCCATCTCCATTTTTATCGAATTCGTTAGATAGAGCTGCAAGTTTGGCGGGTAATTTTGCTATACCACCTTCTAAACCTACTAAAGGTTCTAGTAACTCTTTAAGTTGGTTTGCATTTTCTATTCCACCTAAGAACTCTTGTAGTTCTTTTGCTGCAGGACCTGCTCCTCTTATCAAAGTATTGAAAGAGTCTAGTGCGTCTAATGCTCCTGGGCCAAAGAATGAAATTGTTCCTGCATTTAAATTTGCTTGTTTTTGTTTAGTGTTTTCTGCTATTCGCTTATTGAGATCTGCAATCTGTATAGCTTGCTCTTTGTCACTTAATATTTCTATAGGTTCTACGCCAGAATTTACTAAGATACGATTAATGAACTTAATCATCCCACCCATATTATTCATTATACCATGCATCATACTCATCATTATTTGTTCAACCGTTAAGGAGATACTTGTGATTGCTTCAGGGATACCGTTAAAAGCTGACGCGAATATTCTTGCCATAAATCTGATTCTGTTAGATACTACCATTAGGGCTTTGCCAAATAAATTAGCTTCTTTCTGCGCTAGTTTTGAAGCGGTAGCCTGAGTCACAGTAGCTGTTATTAATTCTTGTGTTGCGTTACCTGACATAACAATAACGTCACTAGCATTTTTTGTTGCTAGAGTTGCTGCTTTTTGGTTTTGTTCTACAAATTTTAATTGATTTGCTAAAGCTTTATTTGCTTGTGCTAATTCACTGGCTTCAGGAATAAGTCCTCCTAAAAATCCTATAAGTTTCTTTATACCAGCTATTAGTAAGTCTACCACTAGTAGTACTTGTCCTATAACAGGAATAGCAGTAAAGATTCCTTTAACTGCAACTTTTGCTGTAAGTCCAAAAGACTTAAATGCTATAGCACCTTTTCCTAAACCTTTGCTTAAAAAGGGAACTGTCATACCAAATAGTTTTGTAGAAGCTCCAGCTTTATTCATTGAGTTACTATAAGCTTTTCCGGATTGAACAGATTTTTTAAATGCTTTTTGAAATCCTTTGAAACTTGGATCTGCATCTAAATCTTTAAATATTTTCTCTCCACGTCCAGCAAACTTTAACTCAGCCTTTCCACCCGTATCAAGATTTTTATTTGTTTTTACGTTTGCTTTTGCGGTATTTAATTGTTGAACAGTAGATAACTCTTCTCTTGCTAAAGCTACTCTTTGTTGTACTACAGCGTTTCTTGAAGCTGCATTTTTTAATATATAATCATTAAGTATTTTTTCTGCTTTGGTCTGTTCTTGTAGAGTAATAGTACCATCTCTATATTTTTGAATAAGAGAAGTATAAACTCCTAGAGTTCCGGCTATAGGTTTTAACTGAGCTGTATAACTTGCTGCTGCTTTAACATTAGCTGCTATTTGTATTTGAGCACTAGTAATTGCTTGTTGAGCCACATAACCCATTTTACTTCCTAATTTGCTAAGCATAGGTAAGGCTGCTGTTATTATCCCTTTGGTTAATACAGCTATCAATCCTGCTAAAGCAAGTTGGTTCTGTGCCAGGAAACCTGCAATAGGTCCTAGTACTGAATTGAAGAATGTGGTGAAATTTTTGGCTAAGTCCATGAGAGTGGCACCTAGTCTGTCAAATGCACTTGCATCTAAGTCTCCAAGTTTTCCAAATTTATCCTGACCTTGGTCAAGAATTTCATTTGCAAAGGCTTGTCGTTTTTCAAATCTAGATAGTTCATTAGCTGTCTTGCCGATAGCAGTTGCATACTTATTAGCTGCATCATCTAATCTTACGAAGATACCTAATTCATCTAGAATTTCTGGTTCGAGCTTGGCAGCACCTCTTGTGAGTCTATCTACTGCGTCTCCTACATCTCTTCCGAGAGCAAGAGCAGCCTGTCTAGCTACAGTTGCTAGTCCTTTTATTTGACTTGAATCAAAACCAGCACTTGCACCTACTGAAGCCGTTTGCATAGCTTGTGCTAAATCAATGGCTCCACCAGAAGCTTCTCTTATTTGAGTAGCTAAAGCCCCTAAATTTTTACCAGACGCAGACCCTAGAATTTCTAGTGAGTCTATAAGTACATCGATTTGGGCTGCTTTCTTTAAAGCTTGGAATGCTGCAGTCGCAGCAAAGACGTTAGCAGCTAACGTTGCGTAAGCTGCTACTAGGCCAGACGAGCCTCCCCCTCCGAGAGTCTCGTTCATTTTAGAGAAGCCTTTAGCTCCAGATAGATTGCTTTGAGCTATACCTTTTTGTTGCTTATGGTATTTATTCCCGCTCTTTGCCGCCGCATCTTGGTTTTTTGCAAGCTTCTTTGTTTCGTCTGAAGTTTTCTTTAAGTCTTTATGAACTACTTTGAGTCCCTTAGCTGTTGCGATTACTTCAAATACTACTCTACTATCTGCCATTTTTATTTTTCATCTTATCAATCTCTGCTTTTAAACGTTTCTGAGATTCCTCTATAGTTCTCGTATCGAGAAATAATATTAGTTCCATTATCCAGTCTTTTGCGTAGTCTTCTACTTTATACAAGTCAAAAAATAAATTTAAATTGGTAAAATCTTTTCCTGTATATCCTACATCTCCATAAATTCTATCGCCTAGAGAGTTATAAATGTTCATTGAAGTGTGAACGCTGTTGGGAAAGTCCTCTATTTCAGGAGGACACCTATCCCATTCTATTTCTTGTCCTGTTTGTTCACACATCATTAGGTATTGGTCTTTCGACATGCCTATTTTGTCGTGATCAAGAAATATCTTTAGCTTCTCTAGTATTTTCTCTTTTGCTAGCAGTACGAAAGTTATCTAAGTCAAAGACTACCTCGTTGAGCCAGTTATCAAACTCATTTGAGTTTTCTACTAATGATTTTGCATTATCAGGATTATACTCTAATTCTGCTTTAGGGTCTTGCCCTTTTAAATCTACAAGTAGTAGGTCTTCTAGAAATCCTAATTGGAGTCCTTTCCAGTTTTGTACTGTTGCTTCTGTAAATTCAATTAAAAACTTATCTTCATCTAAAGATTCCTCGAAACCTCTAGTCTTTCTGTTAAATTTGTTCTGTGTACATCTTTTTCTAAGATTTACGAGTTCTTTTCTTGAAAGGTTTGCAAGTTCTACTTCAAATCCTTCTAAGCCGGGAAACTCAACCCAAGTAGTTTTACTATCTACTAAAAGTTGTTTTAAGTCCATTGTATATTCTCCTATGAATATTGTGTGATTCTTGTTCCTAATGCTGTATTATCTAGTGAGCGGAAATCATATGTTTGAGTATAAATACTCGCTACATTCATTCTAGCTGTAAACATTGCTGGATTTATTCTTAAAGTCCAGTAGGGTGTTTTATCACTTGATTTATTTGCTGTTACTAAAATTACAGTATTAGTGTCAAAATCGTCAAATTGTGTTATATTATTATCAGTTTGGTATTGTTGAATTGCTCCCGACACAACTCTTCCAGTTACCGTGTAAGCACTTGGAAACATAGTTGTTGAGTTTAGGCTCTGATGTAGTGTTTCGAACGGGTTCCATTTTATATCGTTTTGTATAGAAACTGTAACACCTAAGATACTATTCATATCTAGGCCAGATACAGAAACTACTGGATATATTAAAAGTGGAGTTCTTGTGGAAGATTCAGATTGAAGACTTCCTGGTATGGTATAACTTTCATTACCCACTCTACTTAATTGTGTTCCCTGTCCTTGTACATCTACTTTAAATTGCTCTCTTGGATTGAAAGCAAAATCAGCACCTGTAACTACGCAACTTGCTACTTTAAAAGTAGCGCTTCCTGTCTGGACATACATATCGAATGCTTTTAACTGTTGAGTGGTAATACCAGAGTCAACCGTTGAAACCAAGTCAGATATTAAGTCCATGACAATAGACTCATCTTTTTCTGCTGTTAAAGGAACACTAAAACTAAATTGAGCCGGGTTGGCTTTTGTTATAGTGGATCCCTCAATCATCTTTGTTTGATCGTGCAAAGTCTTTACTGGGTACGAATCTTCCGCAAATGTTTGAGAAAAGCTTAGGGCGGTAGTAGTATATATTCTATACTTGTTACCGCCATAAACTATAAATAGCTTACTCTCCTTGAGGAAACTATGTGACATTATACTTAAGCGTCAAGAGCTCTAGCACCCGTAGCGGCATAGCCAGCTTGAGTGTGAGAGGTTTGTCCTAAGTATTTAACTGACATTTCGTCACCTGTCAGAAGATCAGTTCCGTGAGCTGCAAACTCTACAGAAGCTGACACAAGGTCGCCTACTTCAACTGTTGGAACAGTTAAATGAGCTTTTGGCATATTAAATTCAACACCTGGTGCTGTAAAGTCATCTGCCTCCATACCTTCTCCATCTGTATCAACAACTCCTGATACACCCATAAACAATCTCATATCAAATAAGTTGGTCACGAGGTCAGTAGCATTTGACAAGTCAGTTAAAAGTTGGTTAGAACCATCAGCTTTGGTATCAAGGTACATGGTTAAAGAACCACTTACTACCCTAGCACCTGTAAATGAGCCAATCGGCTTATCTACAACACCAATAGTTTCTGGTGTTACATAAGTAACGTTATTTGCAATAGTTAGAGAACCACCTGTAATATTAATATCATAAGTTCTATTATCTAAACCATTTGATGCTGATCCACCACCTTGCAAGTCAGTATCAAGATATAAACTTGAAAGTTTATTTCTTAAGTAATCTGCATCTTGTGGTCCAGTTGTATCTGCATAATTATACGTTTCCGCAAATGTATCAGTATTAGAACTAGTTGGAGTTGCTGCTGAAGTGCCCTGAATAATATGCTTAGAAGGGTCTTCTATAGCCTCGCCGACTTGGTCAATAGTAGTAGCATTACCAGACCATGAGATCTGAGCTATACCATCGATTGAAAAATCGACTTCTGCTTGGTTAATCTGTGCATCATTTAACCTGTATGTTGTATTTTCTAGTGCGAAGAACAAGTTTATTTTCATAAGTTCATGGACGTCTGATTGGTCAAATTTACATAATGAGCCAAACTGAGAACCTGTAGTTACTTCAACACCAGCACCTGCTGTGTCTGCTGCATTTGGTAATCCAACACCTGATAGTGCTGCCCAGAGAATATTCTCTACACAATCAAAAGTTCCATCTGCTCTATAACTGTTTGCACCATGCTTGAAAGGTCTTACATATGTTGCAAAAGACCACTCTGCTGGTGGTAAAGAGTCATTGAATCTTTTTGAACCCCTGTTTGGTGTAGCACCTGCTTCCGATATGGTTACGTCTGTTGAATCACTTCCTTGTGAGAAGCTGTATCCATCTAGTACACCAAGTCTAAAAGTATTTGTATCTACTTCATTTCCTTTGAACTTACCTGTTCCAATTCTAGATCCGTCTGTAGTTAGTGTAGCTGCGATTGAATCGACAGTTACAATTAACCCACTAGCAGAACCATTATTAGTTCCTGCGTAGTTTTCTACGGCTGTTTCTGTAGCAGTTTCCGCTGCGGCGAACGCTGCTCCCCTAAAGTTATTAGGGATACCAATAGTAGCGACTGGTCCAGTAGAACTTCCACCAGTAATGCTTAGAACTATACACTTAAAGCCGGTACCGCTACCACTAGTTGTTCCTAGTGTTACGATATCGCCTACGGCATATCCTGTTCCTGCAGTACTTACGTGGGCAGTTTTTACTCCACCTGTTGCACCAACTCCATTTACGGAGCTGACAAATACTTTGGTATTTCTCGATAGATTTAAAGCCATTTTGCTTTCTCCTATTTTTTACTTTGAAAGTACTTAGCTAGATTATTATCAGCTGTGTAATTTCGTTTAATACCTACACTCTAAAGTCAATTCGCCAATTCCGAGTGGTGCTAATACACCTTCGTCTGTTGACATTGACTGCAAAGTTAAGGAAGTCGTTTTTAGATGTGGACTTACAGTATCATCGTAAATCATCACATCGTTATTGTCTACCACTCTTTCAATGTCTTCCATTAATAGAGCTAAGACCTCTTGTGGGTCGTCTTGGTCTTCAACATAAACTCTTATGTCTATACTCAAAAATCGCCATTTGAATTCATTAGGCTGATATTCTCTAGCTTCATCTCCAGCTACCACGCAAACTTTCGGGAACTCTTGGATTTCATCTAAAAACTTCATACCTGTATGGGCATTCATAAATACATTTGAATTATTGGGAAATTGACCATCAATTCCTTGAATCTTCTTAACCAAAGCATCACAAACTTTCTTTCTAGCTGTTCTATAAGTACTTGCCATTATGCTCTCCTAAGTGTTATTCCCATTTTCGTTTTTGTAATTTGTTGTGCTAGTGACCTTATACTTTTAGCTATAAGAGGTTTAGGATTATACCCAGGAGACCACTGTCTTTCCCCAGTATTTTCAAAAGTCTCATAAGGTCTTAGTAAATAACTGTATTTTCCAGTTAACCCGCCTCTAGTTGCTTTTAAGTGTAATAACTTAGCACTATTTGAAAACCTGCCTGTTCTGTTTATAAGTGCAGGTCTTCCCATTTGTCTTCTTACTTCTGCT